AGAAACTTTTTTACCGTTGTCTGTGCTTCTTTCTTTACCGGACTTTGTTAATTTATCTTTTATAACTGTTGTAGTTTCTCCGTACTCCATTTTTTCTGTAGTAGTGTTATCGTTTTTTTGTGCACCATCTACATTATCCGATGTTATACTAGACGTTGTATTTTGTAATCCATAATCGGTACTTCCTGTTGTATCTTTTATAGTGCTGTCCGTTATTGTTTCAAGTCTGTCATAATTTTCTATAGGCTCGTATTTTAATAAAGTAGAATTGTACAAACGTTCATATGTATATTTCTTTACTTTGTATAAATTTACAACCATTTTCTGAATTGTAGTAACGTCTTTTTCCATTGCGTTTTCTACCGTTGGACGTATTTGTAATTCTCCATGATTAAATTTTATCCATTCCGTGAGCATAGTTTGGAAATCTCCACCGCTTAAAGGTTCATATCCATTTTGTGCAAAATCAGAATTGGAGAACGGAAGTACATTATTTTCCATAATATATTGACTAATTGTTAGCATTATCGTCACCAACTTTCTTTTCTATAATTTTGAATTCCGGTGATAATTCAACGGAAATATTTTTGTTAAAAATCTTATTTATCTCGTTACACGCTTTTTTACGCTGTTTAAGCATATCATTGATATTTAACAGTAACATCTGTTCATCATTTTCAATTTCTGACTCAATCATTCTTTCTTTTTTATCACGGTTGTATCGTACACCAATCTCATTAAAAAACATACGCAATAACTCGTTCCTTGCGTCAATACAATCCATTACCCCTAGAGAACCACTAGATGTTAAAGCAAGGTTGTCAATACCACCGTTGCCCTTTTTCAATAATCCATCATCCAATATCGCGTCAATATCACCGTTATAAAATTTATCAAACATGGCGCGATAACTATCAGCGGTTGTCTGTGAATCTGTAGAAATAATATTTTTAACACGCAAGTTTACAAGAGACATTTTTAATGATACATCGGTATGCGCTAGTAAATTTGCATAACGTTTAATCATTGGATATAATGGATTCCTTAATGCGGTATTGTTTATGATAACACAATCTTCACCTATTTTTCTAGTACCACCGTTAGCAGTTGCCGCAGCATAAGTAAAGTTTTTAAATTCATCCCAATACTGTGTTGGTGTGCTCATTCCCCCGATTGAAACCATTTCCCCTACGGCTGTGTCATTTATATATCCACAATAACCATATAATAATAATCGCATTTCAATTTCTTTCTGTGGGAAAGGTAAGTCACCACTCCACTCAAAAATTCTTATGGCTTTTTCAAAAAGCATATCAGTCCAATAAGAAATTGATAATGGTAGTTTCATTTCTTCTTTTTCTTCTTTTTTTATATTTTTTAAATTATCACAAAAATCAGATAAAAACATATATACACCACCTTTTAAAAAATGTTCGACGTCGAACTTTATAGTCCGACGTCGTTTTTGTCAAATTTTGGTTTCGTCAATATAGAAAACAATACCATTTTCACTCATGTCATTAAAATATCCATATGTTGCTTTGTTGTAATAGTTAGTATACTCGTCATGGTTGTTACGTTCTGTAGTTCCGTTACGTTTTGTGATTGTAACACCCATCGCATCACGGTCATACATTACCGCAATAACTCCGCTTTGCTCAACTGTGGTTTTATCATTTAACTTAATGTGGATTTTAGATGTATCTGAAAATTCGTAACTTTCACCAGTGCCTTGCCAGTATGGTAATGTGCTATATGTATTCGCAAGTTTTACCATTTCATTGTGATAGGTGTCGGACTCCAGATAAGACACCAATGCGCTGTCAAAATCCTGTAAAACATTTACAACCAAGTCTGCCGTTGGTGTATGCCGTTTGTAATTTTCATCGTTAAAAAGCACACTCATTTTTTTCATTCGACTTGCCCACAAGTTGATTTGCTGACTTGCCCATTTCAAGAACCCAATATCTCGAAGACAACTTGCCACAGTAAGACTTGCATTTGTCAATGTGTTATACTCTGCCAATAAGTTGTGTTTTCCACAAGGTTTTCCTGTGTTTAACTTATTTGCAATAAACGTTGCACGTGTAAGATTTTTGTTATTTTCTAACGCAATTTCCATATAACTATCCATTGTGGTAAAAATAGAATCAATCAAAGTTGCGACACCTTGAGCGGATGTAAATGCAGTTTTAAACATAAAGTCTGGAATTGTAACATCAATTTCCCATGTGACCATTTTTTCAAATAATTTTTGTTTTATGGATGGTTTAATAATCGGTGCAAAAGATGGTGTGTAAGAATCCTCTCCAATTTCCCACGCTTTGTTTTCTTTTGCTTCTGGTAAATCTACATAAATTTTCTGAACAATACAACCGTACTCAAAAGGTTCTTTTACAAGTCCATCGTCACCGCTTGCCGTGTATCTGCGGATAGAAAAAATTGTTCTGCCGATTCTGTCTACTAATGTCTTAGCGAACTTATCCGTGTCAACGTCCGATGATAAAACTTTATCACCCAACGCTACAAGAGTAGATGTGTCGGTTACTGTTACTGCACTCTCTCCAAAAGTTTGTTTAGCCACCTCATTGATTAAGGTGTAAATCTGGTTTACTGTACTCATACAATTATTCCTCACTTTCCGGTTCAACAGAACCATTTTCCGGTTCGTCAGAACCATTTAATGGTGTGGTAAACTGTTTATCAAAAGCCGTCTTGAACGTTTCCAGAGTTTTATTTGTGTTCGATGTCGAACTCTCAACGACTTCTTTCATAGCGGTTGCCATTTCTTCTATGGCTTTAATAGTAGCGGTATTATCTTCTGATAATTTACCACTGTTATCGTTTTCAATAGGTGGAACTAAAGTGTCTATACTTCTCATTTTTAATACACTCCTTTTTCTTTTTTTATTTGTGTAAACTCTGTACCACATAAATTATCACTAAACGCTATTTTTTTGTTTTTCAACATATCCATTATTATATTATCATACTTTAATAAATCCGTCAAGTTGTAAGTCGCTAGTGGGTTTGATGTAAAATCATCTGTAACAATCCGTTTACATTTTTTTGGAATATTTTTAGTAGCCGGATAAACATATAATAAAGTTTCTTTTGTTTCTTTGTGCCTTACAAGGTTTATCAAAAATTTAAAACTTGTATACTTGTAATAAATTTGATATAAAATATCATAGTGTTCTAATTTTTCCGGTAAATGTGGGAACGTGCCTGTCTCCCATACTCCTGTTGTTATCATTTCAGATTTTTTTCCGAAAAACATTTTTGAATTACTTCCTGTGTTTTCGCAATACTCAACCGCTATCGTGACCACAATAGGCTCTCCTGTTTTTTCGTCATACTGGTTTGTAAACTGCCTATATATTTCAATCGTGCCTTGTTTTTGCGTTTTTATATGAGTAAGTTGCCACTCTTCAAAATAAGGACATAATCTGGAAATAGTATTGCCTATCAAAAAAACTCTAACGTAGTCACGTCTTGCGATAGTGGAAATAATATCCATAAGGCTTCTTACCTCGTTAGCAATGTAACCACTGTCAGTTATAAATTCCTCAAAAATGATATTTCCAATTTTGGGAAATACAAGCGACTTGTAATGAGTAGCAGAAGTCAAGGAAAAAGCAGAACCTATCTTTTTTCTATCAAGTATTTTTTCTTCTTCCTCGTGTATTAAATAAATATCACTTCTATATACTCTAACACTTTCGAACATACCGTTTGTAATTTCTATAATAGGCATATCTGAGAAATACGCTTCTACGTCACGCGACTTTATTTCATCCCGCCATCTTCTTAAATATGCAAGTTGACAACGTTCTTTAGGTTGTTTGGTTCGTATATCTTTTTCGTAATATGCTTCCCATAAAGCAACATACTTTGTAGCATAACTTTTACCATTGGAACGTTCCCCTAGCAACATATTATACATTGCCTTTTTAGATAACAAATTATCTATGTTATAATATTTCTGTTTCTCTTTCAAAAATACTTGTCACCCCTCTCTTATTTTGAACCATTGTCAAAATTGACTCATAATCATCAGTAATTCCCAAACTATATGTTGTAGGCTGTGCGCATATACCATATTGATATTTGCTGTAAAATTCATCGTAATGCCCTTTATTCCAGACAATAGGTGTCATGTCGTCTATATACGTCATTAAAAGTTTTTGAGCATGTTCGACATCGAACACAGTACCATCTTTAAACTCCTCAATATTATGTAATTGAGACACTGCGTTTTTTCTTACACCAGATACTGTCATATGCAACTTATTATCGTTATCCACATAACAATATTTTTTTGCCCCTAATGTTTTAAATTTTTGATATTGACCGTCATCGTCAAATATTCCTAGCCTATGTGATACACCATTTCTATCTTTTGGACAAAATTTTTCTCGTGGTATTCCAAGCATGTCAGCACGTTCATTTTCACGTTCTGCTATTTTTTCATTGTATTCATTAAAAAAATTAGAATCACAATCAATATACTTTATGCTATCAGTATCACAGTAAACCACATTATAATCTAATGCAAGAATACCTTGCCACAAATTGCGTCTTGCATATGCTGTCACCCACACACCAAATTGAAATGCCCCGAAAGTTTTCGAAAGTTTCTTTTTTTCACTTGCGATTTTTGTGTAAAAGCTATTTTCGTTCAATAACTCTTTTTCCCACCTATCTTCTTCAAATTCTATCGTATCGGTTATGTTTTTAGTAACCATCATACCATACATTGAATTTACATATTGTTTACTTTTCATATATAACGGCTCTTGTTCTTCGATACCCTTTAATGTGGTTTTATTTCCGTATAGTTCCAATATATATTTTACAAAAGTAGGTGAAAGATAATCATTGTTCGATACCCGAAAATCTATTATATTAAGATTTTCAAAATCGTAGCATAATTGAAACATTTCATAATCTACATTTGTCAGTGATAACTGTACAAAATCCGCTTTTAAAACTCTACCGTTGTCAAGCGAATAGCCTTTTATCTTTGTACACTTGGAAAAAGAGAGCCATGTATTCCAACGTTTTGACCGTAAATGTTCGACATCGAACGTTATTATGTAACTATAGTTATCATTGTTAAAATAATCGTCACAAGGTATTGTTTCCTCAAAATACGTCATTGGATATTTTTCCAAGCACATTACAGTAGGATAACTAGATGATATATCTTTGCTACAAACGTTATCTAATACAATATCCGTATGCACTGCATTACTATGAGTATAACCACCCATAAAGCAATCACACAGTAAAGAATAATCTTCTATTGTTTCCGGAATAAGTTTTAAACAACGTTTCCTATATTTGTACTCACTACTTACGTTCATACGCTCAATAACTTCTTTTCTTACTTCTCCTGTCTGTGTAAACGGTATGTCTATTATGTGACCGTATTTTTCTTTGTATTGCAACAACCCATAATACATAACTAATACATCATTAAAACAATAAGCTAACTCTGTATCGGTAAGTTTCGTTTTTGGTGTCCTCAAAATTGTATAATCTAAATCACCTACCAATTTTTTTACTTTTAATTTTCGTTGTTCCGCCCATACCGCCAAACTCATATTTGTAAGAAAATAACTACACCTAAACTGATAGGTACTCCATTCAGCGAACAATGGTTTTCGAGCCTGTCTTGCAAAAACATAGTTAAATTCTAATATATTTATCAAAAATTGGAATTCAAATGAAAAATTGTGTATATACACTATTTTCTTATGTGGTTCATAGTATTCCAATTCTTGTAAAAAATCTTTGAAATCTTCCAATGTTCTTCCCCAAAAAACGTTATCATTTATGGAAAATTGCCATACATAACAGATAGCAAATTTCTTGCAATCTTCATAATATTTTTTACTTTTTCCCAAGTATGGTTCAAGTGTATTGCTATCTTTATGTAAAAAACCACTGGATGTCTCAATGTCAAAACACATTATATCATCATTTACAATGTCAGCCCTGTTTTTCTTTTTAAAATAATAAGTTCGGAAGTCTATTTCTGACAATGGTGAGTCTCTAATATTATACATACTTTACTATCCTTGCATAATATTTGTTACAAACTCTCTGAAATTTGTAACATTTCTTTTATTTTCATCGAGTTTATTCCATCTTGATAAAACAATATCAACACTCTTCCTAAAATTAGGTTTATCTTCTTTAGCAATGTGTGACCAAACTGAGAAAATATCCTCGAGTGAATAAGGGTTTTCGGTGAACCGTTCCACACGTTCAGCGGTTGCTACTGCTCTGTCTGAATCTTCATAAAATAATTCTTTGATTTTCTCCCATGACGGAGAAGAAAAAACAGTATCCCAAAAAACTACTTGTGACTGACTCATGTTATTGGTAAACTTATTAAAACCCTTATTTTTTAAAGATCTTTTAAGTCCTCTAATTGTACTATAACCAGACTGTTTATAAGTCTCTGCTATATCTATTAACTGTTTTTTCTTTTCTTCCGTCAATCCGGCAACTTTAAACGTTGGAACTCCAATAGACTCGTAACCATAAACCATTTCTAATTGATGTTTTAACAACTGAATTGAGTCGTGTTCTTCCCCTAGATAAGCGGTCATACGTTTTAACCGCTTATTCATGTTAGCCAAAAGTCGTCTTGGATTTTCAGAAATTATCTTTTTTTCGTCTGACATTATAAATCAACCCACTCTGCACTGTAGCACGTTTTATTGTATTTCTTATCCTTGTATTTTTTCGTGCGTAACCCCACAACGCCCTTTTTGATGAGTGAAATGCTCTCCTCGTCTTTAAGAATATCATCTACAACTTCCGTCATGTGTTCCGGTAAATCAATCAACAACCCATCATCAACATTTATTGCGACCGGATGTGGATTATATTTTCCTTTCTTGTTGATGTATAAACCATCAACTTTTATCACATTGTCACCAAATTTTGTGTAAACCGTTTCCAGTTTCATAAAATTAAAATCTGTAATATCAATATCAAAAATGATATTTCCTTTGTTGTATTTCTTTGCAAAACTCATATTTTACCCCTTTCTCTCCGTCATGCCGATGAGACATCCATTTTTTATTTTTCACGTGAAACATTTGAAAGTTCGATGTCGAACA